GTGTATTACCTGTACCAAAAAACCGACCACCTTTCGATAAATTACATTTTTGACACAATACTTGTAAATTATCGTCATTATCGGTTCCACCTAGTCTCCTTGGAATTATATGATCGACGTGCAGCTTGCCATTGTCCTGTCCGCATTGTTGGCAGCAATAAGAATCGCGTCTAAGTATCCTTTGCCTAATCTTTGACCAGCGACTAGACGTTCCATTATCTACAGCACTAGCCATTAGTAATCCTTTATGACTCTAGGTGTTGCCGTAGCAATACATAGTGCGCCCGATAGTGAGGCTCTCCGCGAGCTCACCGGTCGCCCGGCTCTCGTCGAGAGAGTTGATCGTACCAAGCTAGTCAAATAGGTGTCAATCATCAGCGTATCCTTGGGCGATTCCAACAGGGTGTGGATAACTTTCTGTATCTGTGGATAACTATTAGTCGCACTCATGAGCCACCGAATAGCTGAAATCGCAATAGTAACAGCCCATAACCTCGTCGCACTTGCGACAGGTATAACGGAACATAATCTCATTACAGCACATAGCAAGGTACGTTCTATCGCTGATCCGGTAATGCTCATTAGCAAACGGCATTAGTAATCACCTCAGTTCCGCTCTTAGGACTTCTATTGTCAAGCATGGGTATTCGCTATCTGGACACGATTTGCACCAATAAGAATCGAAAGATACGCCAAATTCGTCGTCCAGTAATTCATATACTGGAGCGTGTAATTCTAATATCGCACCAATCACTAAGTAAGGGTGTTCGCAGTTTCTGCTATTGCGATATGTCGGGCTATTTACAGCTTCTACTAGATACTCGTGTGTCATGACTTATCCTTTCCCCAACCAGTACCGCGAAAGATTACAGCTGGCGCACTAAATACCCGAGCCATAGGGTAACTACAACATAACGGCGATAGATCGCTATTGCTTGGTATTGAGTGATTCATCTCCAGTTCGCCACCGCATTGGTCGCACCTGTAAAGGTAACTAGGCATTAGTAACCTCAGCTCCGATCGAGATATAAGCCAGACCGCACTTAATGCACGTTATCTGGGCTATTGGTACGACGCCATTTAGTACCGATACTTTGATGTCCGCAGCTGTCTGGCAGCCGCATTTGATATTAAGCTGCTTCATTATCGCCACCGACTAGGCATACGCCCATTGTTCCGCAAATTGTGCACTCGAGCGTCTTAACGCCCGGCGGTAGTAAGTCCGTAACTATTCGCTCTACCTGTAAAGTCTCACGCTTACAGCGACGGCAATCAAATTTCCATTTGTCCATAGTTACTCTCCTTTAGATTAGACATGGAATTAAGGTTATGCTGGCTAACCCAGTATGAGCCGTCTTTATCATGCTTAAATCGTGACGTCTTAGCTGCTCGAATTGGAATCCAACCCTTTACGTAATAGTTAGGTGATTCACCAACCACCAGCACCGCTAAGTCCTCGACTCGATCGCGCTCTCGTAGGATTAAGTGTCCGTCTAGCCATTTCGTATGCTTGACTTCGATTCGGTTGCCTATATCGGCTCGAATCTTAAACTTATCTAGTTCCAGCTTAAAGTCGGTTATCCCGAAGTATCTAGCGGCTGCAATCTCAGCACCTAACGCCTCAGCTGTACGGCGTATAGATTCGTGGATATTGCCTCTAGCGGTCTGGTCATGAAAGTAATAGTTTTCTACGCCTTTAGACTCACAGATAAACGCTGCCGCAGCTGCCGCGATTTCCTCGTCTTTTGTAAGTGTGATCTTTACTCCCATATTGCACACGTTCTAACGTTATCCGGGCATACGTGACCCTTGTAGGGCTTGCCAGTTTTTCCCACCCCGGACTTCGGAATCATGACTCCATGAACGCAAGATCGCCCAGTAAGTATTTCGCCTATCTCAGCTACGGCTTTAGTCATATCCCATGGATCATACGAGCCATTAGGTAATGCCTCTTTAGGTGCTGTAACGACTGGGCGTTCGACGCGCTTCATTTCCTCGAGTGACGGGCGATTCTGATTCTCGCTAAATTTAGATAGTCCGCCGGTGTGCAAACTTCTACCTATGCTCGAAGTGCTGCAATTCTCAAGCGGAAACCGATTAGCTGTCGATCTAATTTCCTCGGCAAAATCTGTTGCGAAAGGTAATGCGTCGCTAATCTCCTTATATAGATCAGTTTGCACGATATATCGAGTACCGTCTTGAAATATGATCTTTACGTCGATTCGACCATTGGGATACTTAACCCAGAATTTTTCTATGCGTTCGGCTACTGTCTCGTAATTTTCTAGATTTGCCATTATGAGTTACGCACTCGCTCAGTAGCCCAGGCTACGCCAGCTGCTCGACCTCTATGAAACCAGTCTTTTTTGCCCTCTTTATAGCCCATTTGCCAACCGACTAATAACCATAGAATATTACTTACGACGACTAACAGCACTACCTTTTCTACTGCAATCATTTTTTAGCTCCCGATTCCGGGTGCGACTTATTCGCTCCCTAGATATAGGGTGAACCAATCGGCTGACAATTACAAGCCTTACGCGTAATTAACGGCGTGTCGAATTGCTTAATATCAAACTGTAAATTTCATCGACCCGAGCTTCGAGACGGGATACCTGATCTTTAACGCTTGATCCCGAGTTCGGCTTTAGCTCACTTAGGTAGTATTTAACCAAGTGTCGGATACCCGTCATAAACGCCACTAAGAGCGTGACAAGAGCCACGCCCATAGCAGCCCAGTCGTTACTGTTCACTCGCTTTTGCGCCGAACGTAACGTCATTAGGATTTAGGTAACGCATTAGAACCGGCATCATGCCAGCAAATAGACCCCATACCAATTTTTTGGGATCAGTCTCGCCCGCCATGTAAACGGCAAGCATGCCAGCAAGCGATGAGCGTAAATAACTAGCTCCCATAGCCTTTAGTTCTTTCATTTTCCTTCTCCTAACCCCAGCGCCTTGATTAGCTCTAGGACTTTTTTTGGGCTTACGTTGATTTCGAAGTGCATTTCGTCCTTGCGATTCTGATAGTCGCCGCCCCAGAATAACCCGTACTTACGGGCAAGCGCTCTAATCATTGGCACTTTCTCAGCTGGGAACGTGCCGATCTTTCCGAGAATATGTAAGCGAGCATTAAGGTCGATCGCTGTACCGGACGCATGATTACTCAGCTTATCCGTTGTACCTCTAACCATACGAAACGCGTATCCCCAGTCGTCGAGCTGTCCGCCGTCAAGCGGCTCGATAAGTTCGTTAAACTCTTTACAGAATCCGACGATTAAGGGTGCAACAGCTTCGGCGCAACGAATCTTTAAGTCTGTACCCGGTATCGCGTACGACTTGATCTTAATATGCGCTGGCTCTTTAGAAGCCGTCCAGCCGTTATAGCTCGTTAGGTTCATTTTTTGCTGTTGGGTTTAACCACTCTTGATAATCTGGGTTATCCTCGGTACAAGTAACGCGGCATTTGCCGTCGTCGTCTATGCGAGCATAAATTTTTACGCCCTCGTCATTAGTTGTAAGCAATTCATATTTCATAGTTCTGCACTCCAACCTAGGTAAGCGTTTGCTGTTGCTACGCGCATTGTGCCAGCCTGTCCAGCAATTAAACCAGCTGCAACTTGTAATGACACAACACCTTGCATTGCTTGTGTCGATGTACTAATAATTGGAACAGCGTTGCATGTTGTAATTGTGTTACCAGTAGTTAAAACTTGGTAATCCGTCGCTGTACCAGTTTGCTCTAATGCTGTCGGTTTTGTACGCATTGGAATTGGAAAGGGCACAGTTAAATTAAGTTCAATTGTCGAGTTGACGTATCCTGATCCTAAACGACCACCAACAGCGTCAATTACTGCTCGATAATAATACCGCTGGCACGCAGCTAGTTCCGCTTGCGTAGTTCCGCTATTTCGCTGGAACGCTGTTGCAACGGCGCTACGTTCTAATTGCACTCCGGTAATTTCAAAGCCGTCTCCAACCGCTAAACCGCCGACTGGTTGTTGTACAAAATAAACACCAGCAGTTTTAGCCGTTGAAGGAATACCGACTGTTAAAGTACAATATGTCCAGTCTGTCGCCGCTGTTCCAAATGAGGTCGTAAAGGTTGTAGTTCCTACCAACGTATTAATCTTTGTATCCGCTGTCGTGTTGTATCCGATTGACGCAGTAATTGATTTGCTTTTTGTAGTGTTAGCAGTAGCGCGCGCGTAAAAAGATAATGTGCAAGTAACGCCAGCAAATCTCAAGCTGTCTTTTGTTTCTAAAGTTTGCTGTACAGTAATAAACGCATTTGCCGCAGTTTGATTTATGTACTGACCATAAGAATCAAAATTTGCTGGCGGGTTGTTACCGCCCGCTACTGTTTTTAATGCGTAATCAAGATTGCCGCCTCGAGTGACATACCAGCGATCAGCTGTGTAAGTGTTATCAGTTGAAATTCCTGTAATTGTTGTTCCTCTTTGTGACACGTCAAACGCTGAGTTAATTAAGCCATTTTTTGCGCCAGCCGTATTAGGTATGTAATTTAACCCCGTTGCTGTTGCTGAATCCGCGACCAGCATAGTTCCATTTGAGCCGACTGTTAAATTTGCCGGAGTCGAAGCAGCTGTCGCCGCAGCGATCGAACCTTTAGCCGTAAAGGTGGATTTAGGTGTAGCCGCTGCCGCTAAATCATAAGCCGCTTTAGTAGCTGTCGGAGTCGAAGCGAGAACGCTTGAAGTCGTAGAAGTCGAGTCGCTAAGTTGTACCGCACCCGAAGCGCTTGTCGAAGCTGCACTAATTCCGATACCAACGCTGCCAGAAGTGCCGCCACCTGTAATCGGTGCGGTTACTGTAACGGCTGTAATGTCGCCGACGTCATTAGTGATCCACGTAAAATCCATATCGGTATTTGTAGCCTTAGACAGGATTTGACCAGTAGTGCCGCCTTTAAGATCAGCCATAGACGTATCGACCGCCTGACCGAATACTTCAAAATCAGCTGGTAAGTCTGTAACTAAGTCCGTCGGCGTTGGCATTTGCCAGCCGAAGTTACTCGTTGGGTTTGTCATGTTTTCTCCTTATGCTACGACTAACGCGGTTTCCCACGTCAATGCCCCGGATATAGTATTCCACGATTCCGCGATAGGTACTTGCTCCCACTTCAATGCTTGGAGCGAATAACTTAGCGGCGAAAGATTTAGCGAGATAGCGATTTCATTATAGGCAGCCTTAAACGTCCAGCCCTCGACGAATCCTAGAAACGTACCAGCTGCCATGTTTGCCGGTAGATCGCTAATTCGTAGCGGTAAGCCCATAAATATGTTTATCAGCGAATCGCGATCTTGGTCGTCTAGCTCGGGATTGGTTAGCTGGTAAGTGATCGACGTAAAGTTCGCTTGAGGCGTAGCTCGAAGTGTTAGGTAAAAATCGGCTTGATCTTGAGCGTCGGCGGTGTGTTTGACTGTCGTCGTAATGACCTGAGCTA